ACGAAGGAAGCCCCGGGGCCGCAAAAGAAAGTCTGTCCGTCCAACAATGTTTTGGGGAAAGGGGCGGAATGCAGTTGGATTCTATTTCAGACTTAAAGCTGGTGGGCCGCGCGTTGAAAGATTGGCTAAAACCAGACGACCCAAAACGACAGATGGCAGTCGATGCTATCTATGACGTCGTGATCAACAGCATAGACCCAGAAATGCAAACAGCAGCCTTCAAAGCACTCCTGCAGGCTGATGCGGTCGACCTCAAACGGCAGGAAGTGGAAATCAAAAAACAGGCGGCGGATGATCACAAACGACTTAGACTTCTTGAGATCCTTCGACACCTCCCTCCTGGAGAGCTTGGTAAACTCACATCCGGTGACTCGCGATTTGCTGTCGTCGGACGAGAGGACCAAGGACCGGGAGCGGAAGGCGAAGCTCCGGGCGTCTGAACGTGACCTAAAGATACCGTGTCCTGCCGAACCTAACAGGCGATTTGACGCATTGCAGGACGGCGAACTGTTTCTCACGACCTACTTCCCAGAGGTCTTCTTTGAGCCATTTACGACAGACCGCAGGGACATGCACACAAGCATCGTGCGAGCGGCGATGTACGGCGGCGACCAGGCTATCGCAGGGACTCGCGGAGAGGGCAAGACCAAGCTGGCGATTTACACAGCCCTGTTTCTAACACTGAAAGGATTGTCGAACTTCCCGATCGTAATCGGCAAGAACCAGCGAAAGAGCGAAGGCGAGCTGCGGACGGTACGCGAAAAGCTCCAGCAGTCTGAATTGCTCCTTGCTGACTTCCCTGAACTCTGCATGCCATTCAAGGCTGTGGGCGGGTGGTCATCACGGGCTCGAATGCAGACCGTAGCGGGCGAGCCGTCTAATCTGGAGATGTCTGCGGATCACCTAATCTATCCAACAATCGGCCGGCACCAGTTACCAGACGACTGGCCCGACTTCATCGAGCCGGTCAGTAACGGGCAGATACTCGCATCCATCGGGATTGACGGAAGCATTCGCGGAACCAATTACAGGGACCGCAGGCCATCCATTGCAATCATCGACGACATCGAAGACCGCCAGGCTGCTGACTCAGACGCATTGATTGAGAAGAACGAAGAGACAATTGAAAAGGATATTGCCGGGCTTGCGGCATCGGCCAAGCGTGTTGCCCGCGTGCTCCTCTGCACTATTCAAAACCGCAAGTGTATCGCGTTCAGGTTCACCGACCCAACAAAGAAGCCGTCATTTAAGGGCCGTCGATATCGCAAGATGATCACTCCTCCTGACCGCATGGATCTGGTTCAGGAGTATCTGAGACTGCGAATCGAGCGAGCAGAGGATGACCCAGATGCCCGGGTGGCGTTTCGCTACTGGCGAGACAATCGGGCCGAAGTAGAACGGGACTGCGTTATCAGCAACCCGTCATCGTTCGACGGAACGATCCATGAAGATGGTGAGCCACTGGAACTCTCCGCGATTCAGAGCTATTACAACAAAACTGCCGACTGGGGTGAGAAGGCAGTAGCAACCGAAATCGACAATGACCCTCCGGCAGAAGTCGGACCACAGGGAAGCGGCATGACATGGCAAATGGTCGCAGGCCGATTGAGTGGGCTTGATCGCGGCCAGTTGCCGGCCAACGCATCGTGCGTGACTGCTGCGATTGACCTTGGAAAGTATCTCTGTCACTGGGTTGTGATTGCATGGTGGAAAGGTGCTGGGGGTTGCGTTATCGATTACGGACGAGCGGAAGTTGTCGGCACTGATAAAGGCATGGACAACCAAGCAAGCGAGCCACAGATTTACAAAGCTCTGCTGAACTGGCGCGACGAGATACTAGCAAAGAAGTACGTTGACGCGGCTGGATCAGCTCGCAAGGTCGACGCGGTTTTCATCGACTCTGGAACATTCACAGATGCGGCGTACCAGTTCGTGCGGGACGTTGGCGGAACTCCATTCTATGTCTCCAAGGGTATCGGAAACTATCGCGACAAGACGACCGAAACAGAGAAGATAAAGCCGGGCAATCATTTTCATGCGGCCTATCAGGAGGCACAGGGCCTGTGGCTTTACGAACTCAACACGGACTACTGGAAGCAGTTCATCCATGAGAGATTCCTGACGCCGACGTTTGACGATCAGAACTTCCTTCGCCGCGGAGCCCTGTCTCTGTTTGTGCAGCCAGGTGGCAAGCGGCACACGTCATACGCTCAGCATATCGTTGCCGAAGAACTTGTCAGTGAGTTTAAGGAAGGCAAGGGCCTGAAGACTTATTGGAACGTGGTGAGTGATAACAACCATTGGCTTGACGCCACATACAACGCAGCGGCTGCTGCAAGTGCTCGCGGCATTTATCTCCTTTCCCCAACGACAGAGAATCCAGATGGCCAGTCCGTTACTGCAAGACCGAAAGCCCCAAATGAGCAAGAGCAATCAAAGCAGACCGCAAAACCGCCAGGACATCGCCACGGAACTCCGAAGAAACGATCCGGTGGTTGGGTTAACAGTCTCAGAAGACGCTGAGAAGCCAAAGCCACGAGTAACGACGTTTGTTCCAAAGGACTGCTCATCGTGCCCTGCATTGCGGGCGGCGGATGAGGAAACGGCAGGCAAGTCGTTTTCCAGAGTCGTCAGCACTCAGGGACGGACAAGGTACTGCAAATGCGGATTCTGCGGAGCAACGTGGAAGGAATAGGATTTACACGGCATATAAACCGCACCTATGTTCGCTCTATCGCGTCGCCACATAACCCCGCAATCATGCGGGCATGGCAACAGCGACATCATTACTCGCACAGATCGACGCGGCGATTGAGGCACTCCTAACCGGAGGAGCATCGTCGTACTCGATCGGCTCACGTTCGGTGACGTCGCTTGATCTGCCGACTTTGTTTGAACAGCGACGAATGCTCCAGATGGAGTCAGACCGTGAGTCTGGTGCTGGCAGCATGTTCCGCGTTGCGAAGATGCAGAGGGCCAATCGATGATTGGCACAGCCCTCGACAAACTTGTCGGCGTGTTCAGCCCTGCCGCTGCCGTGCGTCGCACTCAGCAACGCAAGACGCTTGAGCGAATGTACGCCGGGGCAGAAGCCAGCCGCCTGACAAACAACAAGAAGCCAAAGAATCAATCGGCAGACAGTGAATTGCTCGGGCCGTTTGGTGCGGATGCCCTTCGAGCGTGGTCGCGATCATTGGTCCGCGATAATGCCTATGCCTGGGGCGTCGTCGATACAATTGTTAGCTCTGTGATCGGTACGGGCATTACCGCTCAGTCACAAATTGAAACGCCGGAAGGCACCGACGTCGAAGACCTTAACGAAATTCGTGACAAGGTTTGGCAGGATTGGTGTGAAGTCTGTGATGTCAACGGGCGTCTGAACTTCGCGGAAATCCAGCAGCTTGCACAGCGTGAAATGGTCGAAGCGGGCGAAGTGCTGATTCACCTCGTTAACACGCCATCGAATAAGTACCGGGGCATCTATCGCCCCGTGCCGCTCGCACTCGAACTAATCGAAGCCGACCGACTCGCGACGGACAAAGACACGTACAAGATTCACAGCCGAGACGGAAACAAAGTCATTCGCGGCGTTGAGCTTGATGACCTTGGAAAGCCGCTGGCGTACTGGATTTATCCGGAGCATCCAAACGGGCCATACGCAACGCGAGTCCTTCCAATTCGAATCGATGCGTCTGAGATCCTGCATTTGTACCGAGTCGACCGAATCGGACAGACTCGCGGAGTATCGTGGTTCGCTCCTGTCCTTGGATGGCTTCGTGACCTCGGCGTTTATGTTGACAATGAGATTCAGGCGTCTGCAGTCGCGTCATGTTTCGGCGTGGCAATCACGACGAACGGACGCGCGGGCACAGGCTTAATGCCGTCGACAGATGACGAGTCGAGCGACGTGAACGGCAATCAGTTTGAGTATCTCGAACCAGCGATGATTGTACGATTGCAGCCGGGGGAATCAGTCGAGTCGATCAATCCCGGCCGGCCAAACTCGGCATCAG